GCTATACCCTCCGAAACCAAGTATATGCGGGCGATGTAGATGCCCTAGAGTTTGTTCGCATTAAGAGCGTAAAGGAGGCCGTTAACCGCCTACAGACAGCGGCGGAGGAAGTCGTTAAAATACCCCTTACTTATATTAGCGACTTTAAATGCGGGTCCATAGAGGAATGGCGTGTTGTTCCCACTAGTGCTATAATAGAGGAGGGAAAGGTTAACGGCTACGAACGGGACCCGATACTGGATAAGGTAAAACATTTACACGATACAAAAATAATAGATACCGAACAGTTTGCGATAGCTAAGCGTATGCTGAAACCGACCGTTAATGCGGTGGAGTTTTTGGCCCTACAGAAAGAACTACGCTATAATGTTATTCGCTGGAGCTACAAGGAGATTATGGCGGGCCATAAGGTGCTACAAGATGGTCGTAAGTATACACTAGAAGAGGGTATACAGTCGCCTACGATTACTAAAATGGATGTAGTATCGTGGATTAGCGGCAACCATTTTACGGACTTTGAAATGATTTACGAGCTTAGCTTACGGGGTAATGTTATTAATAAGGGCCTACGAGATTTAGATCTGGCGATTAAGGAGAGTATATTGTTAATGCGTAAAGAGGGCAACTACTTTAAGATGGCTAAGCGTATGTACGCCCTAGCTAGGTATTACAAGTATAAGCACGATTTAGGGCCCCTTAATGACCTCTTCATAGGGGACCTAGGCCGTCTTTACGGTATCTTTGGGGACGCAGCCAGTTTAAAGTTTCTTATAGAGAACGCCGATACGCTACCCGTTGAAAAAATAGAAATGGAAATAGACCAGTTTATTAGTAGGCTCTCTAATGTTGTTATACCTACTTATTTGCGGCGTGAATCGGCTATCATGGGTATTGTCAACAAGCTTAAGAACCCGAAAATAATAAAGCATAATAACGAAACTATGTTAAAGCTACTGAATTCTCTCCGGTTTCAGCTCTTTACGATACTATCTAATGCTTCTTTACGGTATCTTAAGGAGCATAGATTATTCCCTTTGGCGGCCCGTTATTTACCTTGATTTCGTGCCAAGGCGGGGTTTATTTTGGGTATAAATCACTTTTTAAAAATATCATACCCTTGTATATACGATGGCTTTCCTATCCCTTGGCGACGCAAAGTCTGGTATGCCGATAGCAATAGCACGGGGCGGCGATTACGATGGTAAGATCCTTTCAGTAGTCACCGAAGAAGATAAAAAATCCGCTAAACCAAAGCGGGAAATAGAGGCGGTTAAGTACAATAAGGATATTAAGGGTCTGAAACCGGCCCAGCGGGTAGCCTTGTTTAATCGTTTAGAGGAAGCTAAGGCCAAGGGTGTTCCCGTGGATATGTTAATGGAGAACGATGAGGTTAAGGCGATTTACAAGCGTATACTGGCCGATAAGGATAATAATAAAACTATTATATTGCCCGACGACAGCACATTCAGCCTAATACCGAATCCAGATAAGGATAAGCGGTCTGTGTATTATATTGCTGGAGCGTCTGGTTCCGGCAAATCGTATATAGCTAGGGGCCTAGCCGAGGGCTACAAGAAGTTGTTCCCAGACCGCCAGATCTACCTTATTAGTAAACTAAACGAGGATTCTACGCTGGATACGATGAAAATAGGTAAGCCGTTGCGTATTGATGTTAAAAGCCTTATTGAAAACTACCCGACTATTGACGAGTTCCAAGATTGTATGGTTATTTTTGACGACTACGACACCTTTACCGATAAGGCTGGTAAGGTAGTCCAGCAGCTAATAGATGATCTGGCAATCCAAGGCCGGCATACAAATACTACGATGTTATGTTTAACGCACTATATCACGAACTACAAGAAGACCGCATTAATGTTAAATGAAGCTATGTATTACATTATATATCCGCAAAGTACCTCTTTTTCATCTTTAAAATACCTACTAGCTACCCGTGTAGGAATGTCTAAGGAGGATATCCACGAGCTACGCCGAATGGGCCGTTGGGTATGTATATATAAGAACTATCCGCAGTTTCTGATAAGCCAACATACGGCTAAAATACTACACCAAGAAAAATAGGATTCGGTTCCTTTTAAATATTGCTAACCAATATAAAATGTCCGTGTCGCTCTTACAAGTTCCCGCCATGGCGTTAGCTAACGGTGGCGGTGGTGGTGGCCCCAGCCCGCCTTCTCCCAGCGGTAATCCTATGAACTATATGGGTGCTTGGGCGGCTGGAACTGCCTATGCTGCTGAAAGTGTAGTGCTTGGTTCTAATGGTTCTCAGTATCTTGCTCTTATTGCCTCCACCGGTGTTGATCCGGTCACGAGTATTGCTTCGGGCCAGAGTAGTGCTAACTGGGTAAGACTTGCGGCCGATAGTCTGATTAACCCAACCTTTTCCGCAGCTACCCAGTACGGTGTAGGCGACCTATTTATTGCCAATAACACGGATAGCGTCCCCACCCTATGGCAGTGTATCGCACCTACTATAAATACCCAGCCCGTTCCCGGCAACCCCGCATTTCGTATAATCGCAGATGCTGTCGGAGCATCCATGAACTACCTTGGTGCGTGGTCTGGGGCCGATGCCGCAGTCAGTACATACAACATCAACGATGTTGTTTCTTACCTTGGTGTAGCTTGGGTATCGCTTACTAACACAAACTTTAACAACGCCCCCGCTTTCCCTTCTACCGTCCACTGGCAGCCTCTGGCGGGCCCCGGTTCAACGCCCCAAGTCCGCTACAGAAGCCAGCCCCAAGTTGTGGGAGGATTTTCTCTCCCCGCTATCGCTGTGGGTGGCTTCGGAACGGTGTTAACCTTACCCAACACGGCCCAAGCCGGTGAGTTTGGCACCTTTACCTTAAACTTCACCGGCATTACTGCGACAGCTGGTGCTGTTGGTATCCCCGGTATGAATTTCTTCATATCAGACGTTCAGAATGCGGCCGCTTCTGCTGCGTTAGTGATTGACACTAAGCAGTATTTTTCTTGGGGCCTAGCTGCCGGTGTATCTAGTCTGTTTAACGCTGGGCCGTTTACAATAAACTTATCGTATGCCTTCACTAACGCACCGGCCACTCTCTATCTGAACTGCGGCATTACTGGTGGAGGTGATTCAGTTGTGTATGCTGCGGGCCAGACAACTGGCTACAGTTATATTAACGAATCCTACCCCGCCCAGCTTATTGCGGATCCTTAAGTATAAGATTAGCTACAGTATTTACAATACTTATACTAAACTTATCTAGCTGCGTATTTTTCGGGATTGGCTATAACCTTTGATAGGCCGCCGATCACAGTCTGGAGCGTATCAAAGTAGGGGTGTGTTATACACATATCGCCTAGCATATTACTAAGGAACGACCTCAGACTCTTTAGATACGCTAAGTCCAACGCCACGAACATCTACTGGGGGTACAGATATTTTAAGAGCGTCTTGGTTAGGCGGCGTAGTGTTTTCCACATCTAGGCTAGCCTCTAGCTTGGCCCCGCAACAGTTGCTACGGACCCGCTTATGGTTAACTGCGTAAAATAAGGAAGCCAGTAGGCCAAATGTTAAACCGCCTATGCTACCATATGCCGTGCTTTCCTCCATATACATCATAAACATATTATAACTATATTAAAATAACTGGGACCAGTTAGCACCAGTAGCGGGCGGTGTAGTGCTACCGATATTGTATAACATAGCTACCCAAGAGGTAGTCCCTCCAGATGTCACGACAGCACCGGGGCCATAGTTCTTGCCGGGCTCAAAGGGGCCGCAGAAATACATTACATTACCACCTTGAGCGTTAGAGTCGCCTTGGCCCGGTGTAATATTAACGGCCCCAGCAACAGATGATACGGTCTGTATGCTAATCCCGTTAGTCGCACTTGTAATGCTATATAAGCTATGGGCGGACATAGTAATAGAACCAGCATCCGTTGTAAATGTCTTATCGCCTATAGAGCTAAATGTCATTCTACCCGCACTTGTAAGGGTTATTTCACCGTCGCTGGGACTGGTGGAACCGGTTGGTAATACGGATACGATATTAAGCTGGTTAAGGGAACCGGCTGGATCGGTACATCCTAATTCTAGGTTTCCAGAGTTAGCGAATACTTTCAAATGGCTATCCACATTTGACTTAATAGTCACACCGGCCCCACCAGTTGTGCTTATACTTACATTACCGTTATTGGTATCGCAAGCTACTGTTCCTACATTACCACCAGATCCGCCGCTAATAGAGGCGGGTGTTCCGCCTCCAGCATCTATCACTACTTCGCCAGTAGCTAGATTTGTAGATGTTATGGCAGTTCCGCTTAGGGTTAGGGCCCCGTAGAAAGCTCCGGGCGTAGTACCAGTTGTAGTCGTGAAACTGGAGGGGGCTAGGAGCTGCCAGTTTGCCCCTTGGCCGAATGTTCCATCGTTTACATCTGCTTGCGGATCTAATGGAGTTCCGCCGCTTGGTACTGCTACATAACATAAGAACCAGTTGAATGGTGCGGTAGGGGAATAAACGACAGAGCCTACATTATATGCGTTTCCACCTACCCATTCATTATTACCGCCGGCGGCACTATTCGGAACGGTGACTGGATTTAATACGCCGTCGCCTATTGCCGCCCCGTTAAACAGTAGTTCCGTGTTAGATACATAAAGGCCAGAACCAGTTGTAGGCCCGCCGATCTGGATTTGGCCCGGTGCTGGAACAACCCCAGCAGCATCGTCGCTCTGTAAGAGCACACCGGTGACACTACAAGCTACAGAAGCATTTGTAGCGGCTCCAGCCGGCGTGCTTATAGTGTTCTGAATGCCTCCACCGCCGACAGCGGCACCGTTGAAGAGTAGCTCGGTATTAGAAACATATAAACCGGTATCAACGGGCCCTCCGCCAACTTGGATCTGGCCCGGTGCTGGAACTGCGACCCCAGCATCATCGTTGCTTATTAGCACGCCAGAGGCAGAACACGCAACTTTAGCGGTATTAGTTTCGGAGTCTGAGTTAGCTATAATGCTACCAGATATGTTTATCCAGTTAGGGTTAGTGTTGGGGTCATCTGAGCCAACCCCTTGATCTACCGCAAGTAGGTACCAGCTTCCGTCTACATCGTAGTTTACAATAGAACCGGCAACATAAGCTATCGTAGATACGGGCGGTGAGGCCCCGTTGCCTTGCCATAAGAACCCAGCCGCCGCATTCATACCTATGGCGTTTACGGCACCAGAAGGTAAGTTTCCGCTACCGGATTGAGGGGCAAGAGGCTGCCAGAAAGCCGTAGAGGGGTATGCGGGCAGATTCCCCGTGTTTGCGTTCTGGAGCGATACCCAAGCCGCACTCTGGCTAATAACTACGGTGTTAATAGCATATGTAGTGCCAGCGGCCCAAGCCCCTAAGTATAACATATAAGTGCCAGTTGATGCCTCCAAAGCTACACCATTAAATAGGATTGCCGTATTACCTACATATAAACCCGTGTTGTTTACCGTTCCGCCTACCGTAATACGACCCGGGGCCGCCGGCGTAGGAGCCGTTCCATTACCAACGATTGACACTTGCCCTATTTCGCCGGCCGCATTAATAGTGTCTAATATAATGGTTGAGGTAGGTGTATATAAAGCAATAGCCGGCACACCTTGTGCTGAGGAAGCACCCGCACCCCCTACCACAACCCCAGCAGTTCCAGCTATGTTTTCTATGATATCGCTAGCAAATGGGGTCCAAGGGCCCGGATCCCCCCCAGTACTGTATGCTGGGGGCAGAGACCCAATAGGCTGAGCGTCAGTACATACAAATCCAAGATTTCCGTATAGGACAGCGTCGCCAACTACATATGCCTTTGTTGAAGTTGCCCCGCCCTCCCATGCTAGGATACCCGCACTAGGCGTAGGCCCAGAACCGCCACCGGCTCCATTAGCAACTGCCATCGCTGGAACTTGTAGGAGTGAAACTGACATTATACACTTAACCAATATTAAAATCGCTCCTATTTCATTCGGGCCTATTGAAAGCTATGTAGTTCATTCTAGTGCCCGGTGTAGCACCTACAGTCCGTACCACGGCTACTCCAGCCGAAGGCTCAATATCTACCAAAGCTAACGACTCCGATGAACCAGTAAAACAGACGACTACCGTGCTATTAGCCGTTATATTCGGGTCTATAGCATTAAATGTATTTCCTCCAGTCTGATCTACATCGGAACCAGCGGATATATTTGTCTTTATGTTAATGGAAGTGTTAACACCAGAAGGGGTTAATATAACGGTTTCGTCTTCGGCCACTAGATTGAGCGATAGCTGCTGCGGGGCCGTAGTGCTTACCGCTGTCGCCGTTAAACCACTACCGGAAATACTACTAACACCCTTAGCAGTTAAAACGCCAGTAGCTAGCGTTAACCCCTCAGCAAAAATGGGGGTTGGGTTAGAAACAGCCATATTAATAAATGTATCGGTCTCGGATTGCTGGAAAATAAGGGAACCATCTACACTTTCTAGCGTTATGGCTAGCTCTTGTGGGCCGCCACCAACGGCCGTTGCGGATAACCCAGATCCAAAGGCTGTAGAAACACCCGCAGCGGTTAATGTTATATTAGGGTTAGTCCCTTGTTCCGATACTATACTAAGGCCCCCACCAGTAAGGAGCTGAACGGATCCATCTACGGCGTTAGTTCCGTCGCTAATAGAAGCTACCCCAGCTACACCAGTTCCTCCAGTACTTGTTATAGTAATAGAGCCATTTGGCTGAGTAGCTAACGCAATACCCGTGCCTTGGTTAAGGTTAGTAGCTATGGTTTTTGTTGTGGTCCCGCTAATCTGTATACCAGATCCGGCCTCTAAGTTTCCCATGTTGCTTAGAATACCATCGGTAATAGCTGCGATTACTTGCGGGTTGTTTAGTAGCGACACGGACATTATACACTTACTAGATATAAAAACCTATCAGTATTATACTGCTAGGCTTAGTTATCTTATTTACCGCACGCTTAAGGTGGGGGTATAGATAGAATAGCATTAAGTTTCTGGACCCCAGTTATTCCTAGGACAAGCTGAACGGACCAAGCGGGTTCCGTGGGGGCCGAATAATATGCCATTAATCGTAGGCTTGTAGTCGTTGCGGGTACAGATCCATACGCACTATTTATGAAATCGCTCGGGGTTATATTATCCAAGTCGTTAATGAGTTCGGCTAGACTACTAAATGGTATGGTAGCTACTATTAATGCCCCAGCATCTTGTAATGTAGAGTTATTAGCTGATAAATACAAAAAAAGCGTTCCAGTAGCCGGAAAGGGTCTAGAGGCTCCTCCATCTTCGTGGCCCAGAGTATATCCACATATTACAGTACCTACTTTAAACCCGGCAGCTGGAGGCGGGAACTGGGGTGGAGTGACCGCTGATCCGAAATACGGTAGTAGATGACTAATATCAGCTACAAGTATTCCAGCTAGTGTCGGGGCCGGCGTATCGTTAGCCCAATCTAAAGTTATGTTATACCCCGCCGTGATTCTAACCGAGGGCTCACCTACTCCAGCAGCTGCCGCAGCCGCTGGCACTTGTAGGAGAGATACTGACATTATACATTTAGACTATAAAAAATATCGGCTAAATTCAGTAAATGGAAGATACTGTAGAAGCTACAGAACGTGTTATTAACTATGCCTTATCAGATGCCGATATCAATAAGATACTGGCCCCGCACCCTACTAAAATCTTTGTATACCCAGATCTGGAGAACATGAATACTATAGACGATTGCTTTGATACGCACGGGCGTTGTATGATGTTATACCCTACTAGTGCCGAGAACCACGGCCACTGGGTATGTATGATTAAACGGCCGAATACAATAGAGTTCTTTGATCCGTATGGCAAGTCCCCCGATAGCGAGCTAAAATGGGTAGGGGCCGCTAAACGCCGAGAACTTAATATAGAAAACCCTACCCTAACCCGATTGATGAAAGAGAGCGATTACGAAGTCACCTATAATAGCTACGATTTCCAGAACAATAACTCTGATGTAAACACTTGTGGCCGCCACTGTGCCGTTCGCCTACTTTACAAGAATATGCCGCTAGACCAGTATAAGAAGATGGTACTATCAACGGGTCTACCAGCGGACGAGTTTGTAAGCGGTGTCACTTATCTGAAACTTCACAAATAAAGGGCGTAAAAACATTATCTTAAGGTATATAAGAAGATGTCCTTCCGCTACAGTTCAAGTGTAGAGACCACGGGCAACAGCACCGAACCCGATATCGTTTATTACAACGCAGACATTATAGCTGACGCTTACGATGCCGCCGAAGTGCTAAACGGTATAGACAGAGACCCTCCCATCCGCTTTCAAGAGACCCGTTCCTCACCGCTAATCGGCGATATTAGCAAGTATATGTTTAGTATTATTCGGTTTACGATGGACGGGGCCGGTAAAGACTTACCCCTTTTTATCCCCAACATTAATGACTCGCAGCCCGATATTAATCAGACTACATATTCCATTACCTTGGAGTATACTGTTTACTATGTACACCCCACGACAGCAGCTAATGAAAGCCATCTTTTTAGGGCCCAGCGTTTCATCGTTTACCGCCCAGAGACCGTAAACGCTCCCTTACCGAACCCGCCCAACTCTCAAAACTCTAAGGGTGAGTTTCTGGGCCAAGACTTAAGAGGCCGCTACTATTTCGTGTATACCTACCAGCACTGGTTAGATCTGGTTAACGAAGCTTTCAACTCCGCCTTCTACGATACGCTGGCCGCTGTCCCCGGTACATCACACCCCACCTTATCCATATCTAATGCGTGGGCCGCATACTGGGTAAGCTTGGGCGGTAATGCGGGCAATCAGCCGGCCCTACAAGGTGGCCCACCCAATATGACCTACGAAAAGTCTAGCAATCTCTTTTCTGTTAATGCTCCGGCCTATTGCTGCGGCAACCAAGCTGCCTATACCGCTGTAGGCTCTACGCCCGCTACATATGTGGCCCCGCTACCTATTTACGCTTGGTCTGGCGGTAATGCTAACGCTGTTCCCGGTACTCTAAACCCTACTGCTAATGTCCTAATACCGTCCTACGCTACGAACCTACTACAAGGAACCGAACTAATGAATGTATTTTTCAACACGGATATGAACGGCCTTTTTACTAACTTTAATAACATTTTTATCGGCGACGAGCTGTCCGGTAGGACCAATATGTTGCTAATAACGAATAAGGGTAATAACCTTGTTAGCTACCTTAAAACTGGTGCCTTCTCTACCACAATAGGTAATGGGGCCGCAACAACCGATGGGCCGCTACTTGTATCCCTCCAGCAAGATTACGAAAGCACTTCTACTCTATGGTCCCCGATATCCTCTATTGTGTTCTCCTCTACGATGATCCCCATCTTCCCAGAACAGACTGGTACCCCGTTAACATACGGCGAAGGTAATGCTAATACCCCTAGCGAATCCACTTCCGCATTTACGCCTATTATTACCGATATTTCTGTGCCGATGATACGGGCCGAAGATTACAGAAGCTTCCTAGCTTATACACCTACGGGCGAATACCGCCTTTCTAGCTTTACCGGCTCAAGATCAGAGTTGCGTAATATAGATATACAAGTGTTCTGGAAGAATAGGATTAATAACATCCTTTACCCGATTACTATGTTTAACCTCTCCAGCGTCTCAATCAAAATGATGTTCCGCAAGAAGTAAGCTAAAAAATATAGAAATGGTGCCGATTAATATATCCAGAAAGAATATAAAATGACCGATGCCGTTCAGAAAATGAGTGTGTACGACGATCGCATCATTCAGACGCAGCCCCGTTATGCGGTGGAGCGTGGTGCCCTTTCTCTTACAAATGCCCCCTATACGGCCCTCTCCCAGACGGCCTCCCAGCACACCTATAACATAACGGTCCCCTCTGAGGGAGTTTTTGTAGACCGTGCTGTAGACTGGACCTCCACGTGCTATCTCCAGCTCAACGCTACGGTTAACACCTTCGCTGCTTCGGCCCCTTGCGTAGTTATTGGCCGTGATGTGGCCCTTGCCTCCTTCCCCCTCCACTCTCTGGTCCAGACGATGTCTGCTACCATCAACGACGCAACGGTGACTACCAATACGGGCGATGTGCTCCGTGAGCTTCTTCGCCTTACGGACTTTAACAAAAATAGGATCCAACGCCAGTGCCCGACCATGTTAGACACATACGGTAGCTATAATGATGCCTTTGGCACTAACCGCAACCCTCTGGGCGACTACCAGTCCTCCACAAGCCGTGAGAATATCCCTAACGGTGCTTGGGGCTCTATCCGCTTTACCCAGCCCAACGGCACTCCCCTTGTAGGCAACGGTACATACACGGTCGGCACGGTGACTGTAGCTTTCACTAACGGCGTTCCCGTTCAAGCGGCCCTTATAGGTAATGTGCCCGTGGGCGGCTACCCCGTTTTCCTCTCTTGGACCTCTACGGAGAAGCTGGTGCTGTCCCCCTTTATTTTCAGCGATATCCACGAGATGGATACCGGTATTTTTGGGGTCCAGAACATCCAGCTGGTAATCAACATGACTAACCCCTCCCAGACCTCCGTTGTGGGCCGTTGCCTCCGCAGCTGCTCCAACATCGTGACTGTATCTAATGTAGCTTACAACTCCGGTGTTAATAACGCTGGCGGGTCCCCTTTTACCGACTCTAGGGTTAACGTCCAGTTCCTAACCCCCGCCTTAAGCATTCCCCTACCGGCCAAGAGCATCGTGCCCTACTACGAATTCCCACGTTATGTGTCTAACCAGACCTTACCCGCTATCGCTAACGGTGTGACCGCTAATATCCAGTCCCAGACCATTACCCTCCCTTGTATTCCCGATCTGCTAATCCTCTACTGTAAGCCCCAGCAGTACCTAGCTACCGACGCAGACTGGTACTTGCCTATTACAAACATAAGTGTAAATTTTGACAACTTCAGCGGCATCCTCTCATCCATGACGACAGAGCAGCTCTACACCATGAGTGTAATGAACGGCTTAGAGATGGACTATAATACATGGCGTGGCTTTACAACCTCCGCAAACAAATCTGGCACCACCCCTCCTACGGGCCTAAGCACCCAGCTCTGCGGCGGCTTTTTAGTCCTCAAGCCCTCTAAGGATATTACACTCCAAGAGGGACAAGCTCCAAGTGTCGTCGGCAACTACACCTTCCAAGCGTCCATGACGGTACAGAACTGGTCTACTACACCCGTGACAAACGCTACGCTGTATGTAGTGACGGCTAATAGTGGCTATTTTGAAACCGTAAAAGGCAGCTCAAGGGTGATCAAAGGAGTGCTAAACGAGGCCGATGTAATCAACGCCCCTATGGCTGCCGCTGGTACTCGCAGCAACCTAATGCGTATCGTGGGCGGCCGCTCTGCCCTCCACCGCCTTGGCAACGTGCTAAGCCGTGTTAAGGAGTTCGCAGCCCCCCGTGAGGTAGGCGGGGCCCCTTCTGGTGGTGCTCCCTCTGGTGGTGCCCGTTCCGCTGGGGCCAGATCTGCCGGTATGCGTGGATTAGCCGGTCGCCTAATGTAAACATTTAGCTTACAAATATTATGTTTTATTACTATAAAGGAATGAGTACTGAAAGTAAGCGTTCCTCTATATGCGGTTGTGCGTGCCACCTTAGCCCGTTATACCCATATCGCAATAGCCCCGATATGGCCCTTTTCTACTCAACAATAAATTCAGTAGCTACAACCCCGGCCCACGCAGTTGTAGGGGGTAATGTAAACCCTCCAGAGAAAACCCCAGATATATTATCTAAGGGATTAAATGGGGGAAGCCCTTCGGTAGCCGCAACAGTAGCAACCATCACGACTTTAGCCGACTTACCGAGCATACTACGGGGTTAGCATATAGTTAGCGGCCCGTAAAACTGTATCCGGGTTATAATCAGTATTAACTGCTTATAGTCCGTATATCCCCTATCCGATCCTTAGGCTTGTATACCCCTCCTAGCGTCCTTGGCTCTGGCTGCGGCTATCATCTTATGCTTATCCTTAGCTTGCCGGAGGTTAGCTTCGTACATCCACCGTATAGCTACGGTAGTCCGCCGGGCCTCCCTAAACCACTCCTCCGCTATATCGCACTGCTCCTCTAGCCGCCTAGTCCGCTCCATCCGCCTTACCGCCTTGGCCCAGTAGTCCATCTCCGCTTGTGCCGCTAAAAGGTCGCCCGCCGTATACCTCATCGTTCCCCTATGACCCTTGCCGGGGTTTTAATCTGGGGAAACAAACGCACCGGGGACATTTTTACCAGTTAATAGAGAGGGCCAGCCGGTTGGGGCTATACTTATCGTTCCGCCAGTCGCCCTTCATAGCTTCGTGCGACCGCCTAAAAGCCGTGCGTTTCTTTCGTGCTGTCCCCTTAGGTGCCGCTGCTTCCCTCTCTAAATGCGACCAGATTAAGAAGTCCCCGTATGTTGATAATCCAAAATGCCGCAAGGAGCCATCGGGAGCCATATACATTAGCTTATGCTTACCGTCGTTAGAGAACTCTAGGCGGGCCGGATCATAACCGGCTTTTCTAGCGACAGCACGGGCATCGCTTAGGTAGCTAGCACAACCGTAGCCTATATCCTCTAGCTGCTGTTTAAAGGCCCCGCTACATTTACAATCGGCACCGCTCTTACCGCACGAGCCCCGACCAAATATAGAGCCTATTGTATGGGCCTTAAGGTATTTGTTAGCACTAGCAAAGGGGTTAATCCGATCGGCTACCTTATTAACCATAGTATCTAGCCACGAAATACCCGTATACTTTGGCTGCTTTAGGGGTGTATTTATTACAGTCGTACCTTGGGCCCTATTACTCATTAGAGCGTAAAGGGGGTCGTCCTTATGGGCTATACGCCTATTACGGGTATCCTTAAAGAACTTCTGCTCTACCGCCGGGTTAAACGATACACCCTCATTTACTAGGCCCTCAGCGATTAGGTTATCTACAATAGCCCCACCTAGGGAGTGGCCCACCGCATAGAACTTTAAGCTAGGGTATAGTGTTCGTAAGCGTTTAACATTTTCTACATCACGCTTATATCTTGCTGTCGTATTGAGCCTATTAACCGCTATAGCGGCATCGGCGGCCAGATCACCCGTATCGGTAGGAACAGTACCACGCACCGCTACTATAAGGTTATCGCCGCTACGGAAACCCTTAATAGTAGGCGTATCGTATACTAGGGTCCAGCCCCCTATAGCCTTTAGGTTTTTATTGGTATCGTAGGCCGACTGGGCCAGATCACCCAATACTACATCAGTAGCCGGCACCGCACCGCCCGTAATCATGTGCTTTAGTTTAGCTACCATTCTATTACAAAAAGGAGATATTAAATATACCCTTTTTATAAATGTAGGCTAATGTAGGCTAAATCGCAGAATAACAGTTAGGCGAATAGAAAATAGGGTCCCCCTAGGGGACCTTTACGATTTACCTTACACTACCCTACACTAGTCGTCTTGTATTAGGGGTTCGTCCCCCTTTCTTTTAAGGCCCTTATATACGGCCCCAGTACCGGTTCGCCCGTGGTCTATACCGTTAAAGCTTAGCATCTGCTTAAACCAGCGGTCGTCGCACTTTTCCGTATGGGTATCCGCCCTATAGGCGTTCTTTAGCTCGGTGGCCCCTACGGTATCTTGGGCGTTATGGGTTAGATCATAATGCTTGTTAAGCCAGAACTTAAGCGGGTTATTATCGTCTATGTATTCGCCCGTGCTACTCTTAACGGCTTCGGGTATTTCTATTACCTTAGCGTTCTTAACGCTCTTATCGTAGGTATCCGTTAGCATTAGTATAAACTCATTACGCCACTCGTCGCTAACGCATTTTACATTTTTAACATCTGGGTCGCCTTGGCGTTCGTGCGGCTCTACTGGGTTAGCTACAAAGTTAAAGGGGAACTTAAGCACCTCCATACGGCGTTGTAGGCCCGTATCTACCTTGCTTAGCTTGGGTATATCGTTAGCTTGGAAAAAGGGCTTATACATCGGTTTAAACTTAAATATATGCTTGCTATGTAATGTTCTAGCTTCCATCGGGTCGCCGCCGCTTATCTTCTTTAGCATACTAACTTGTAGCTTCTCGGCCGTTTCTGGCTCGCTACTCATCATAAAGCGTTTACACCTAGCCTCTACTAGGGCCGGTACTGGCTGATCTAGGCGTTCTTGGATCTTGGTAAATAGGCTTACATTAACGGGGTAGTAGTAGTTGCCGAACGCTACTCTAATAAGCTCCGTTATAACCCCCTTACCGTTGCCACCCTTACCCGTAAAAACATAAAACTTTTCGTATTTGTTGTAGCCTAGTAAGCTAGAGGCTAACACCTTTAGTAGGTAATCGGTGGTTGCGTCGTCTTCGTGTAGGCCCTTTAG